AAGACCAGCGTTGGGCGTGTCGTCGGGGATTTCCTTCTCGGCCAGCTTGATGCCGGTGATGATCGAGCCTTCCCATTCCTTCCACTTCTCCTGGAACGGGTTGAACTTGCTGGCCAGCCAGAGGAACGCGGCGACCATGACCAGCCAGGTGATGGCGAAGCCGAATCCGGAGTTGAGGATGTTGCCGAGCGATTCGAGAATTGCGGAGACGTCCATGTCAGTTGCCTTTCAGTTGGGGGTTCCGGGGGTGGGCCTCAAGGGCCTCTCTAAGAAGGTTCAGGTCCTGCTTGCTGGCGACCATTCGTGATCGCCGGTCGTTGCGTTGGTACGGGTCGAAGTCGGACGGCTTGAAGGCGCGGTGCTTTTTCGGATCGCGGTTGGCGTTGGCGATCAGCGAGCAGATGATCGACGTGTGCGCCCACCGCTCGCGGCCCAGGCCCTCGGCCATCCACAGCAACTGCCGCAGCGTCAAGTGTCGGAAGTCGGCGAGGCCGAGAGTTCCGGCGATTCGGAAGACATCGCACCACGGATCGTCTTGTCGATGTCGATCCCGTCGATCCGCGTCTCGATGGCGGTCACCGCCGCGTCGATCATGGCCATCTGCTTGGCGACCGCCTTGGCCCTGTCGTTGCGGCCGCGCGACCGGAAAAAATCGATCAGTTCCTCATAGAACGCCTTCTGCGCCGCCAGCAGCGTCTGGCCGTCGAAGCCGCTGCGCACGTCGTCCTCGGTGACCTTGTGCGTGACGAACTGTCCTTCGAGCATGGCGCAGAGCACTTCGCCGAGGAGCATCTCGTCGGTGCCGAGCCGGGTCAGCAGCGGCGGATCGCCCGCCTCCGGCTGAAGCAGGTCGATGTCCAGCTTGCCCTTGACGGCCATGGCGGTGCCGAGGTTGAGCGTCAGTGTCCAGGTTCGACCGGCTGCATCATTGAATGTCTTCATTGCTTGTTCCTTTCCGGGGGTCAGGCCACTTCCACCCACTGGTCGAACACGGCGAGCTTGGCGGTCACGCTGACGGTGACGCCTTCCTCGAGCGGCTCGTTCCGGCTGAAGTTGGTGATGCTGAAGTCAGCCAGCGGCCCTTCGATGCCGGACGTGGCCCGGTCGCCGGTCAGCACGGCGAGGCGCACGGTGGCCGACGTGAGGAACGCGGTCTTGATCGCGTCGAACCCGGCGTCACCCGGCTTCCACAGCATCTCGAACTCGGCGGTGCATTCGCGCAGCGTCGGCGCGGTCGCACGCCAGCCCTGATTGGCGCGGGTGGTGACATCCGCTTCGCCCGCTTCGAGGTTGAGCGTGACGTCCTTGACGTTGCTCATCTCGGTGAGGCTGGCCAGGTCGGTGCCCGTCGGCCCCTGGTAGATTTTGGCGTTCATGCCAAGGATGAATTCTTCGGCCATCGCTTCGATCTCCTTATCGAACGCTGCCCTTCCACATGGCGGGCAACTTGGGTTGTTCCTTCTCGAAGGCCGGCCCCATGAACGGTCTGGGCCGCACCTTCGCTCGTTTCCGCTTGCCTCGATGCTCGACCTTGGTCGTGCCGCCGTACTCCAGCAGGCTCGGCGCTTCGCCTCGTCCTTTCTGCGTCAGCCTCACCGGGCCGATCACCACGCTGCGTTTCGCTGGCTCATACCCAAAGAAGATGAACTTCTTCAGCAGCCCCGTGTGACTGCTCGGCGGTGATCCGGGCTGCGAAGTCTTCTTCCGCTTGCGGATACTGCTGCGAGCGGTCCTGCGGACGAACGCACCGAACTTCGAGAGCACCCGCCGTGTGCCTGCGTCGACCTTGTCGCGCACGGCCTTCTTGTCGAAGAACAGCTTGGTGATCTCGAAGCGGATCATGCGTCATTGGGCCTCTGGCTCGGCGGCGTCCGCTCGATGGACCGACGCGGGCGCTTGGGTTTCAGGTTCAGCCGGGCAATCTCGGCTTCGAGTTCTTCCTTCGTCCCGGCCAGCATCGTGTGGCCCGGAGGCGTGCCGAACCTGCCGCTGTTCGGTTCGACCATCTCGATGATCTGCTCGCCATCGTGGACCAGGACGAACTCGTCCTCGTGTCCGTCGGAGAGTTTCACTTGCACGGTGGTGGGTTGGATTTCCTTCATGGCGTTCCTCAGTTGTGGTAGATGTTCCAGCCCCGGTCGATCAGGATGGCCTTGAGCGCCAGGCCATCGGGATCGGACGGCGGCGCACTGCTGCCGCTGTTGATGCGGAGGTAGCCGCCGGTCGTGCCGTTGGCGACGAGATCAGCGAGCAGTTGATCGACCATCGCTTGGTCGAATGCGCAGCCGTAGGCGTAGATGTAGCCCAGGTTCGTGCAGCCGGAGATGTCCAGCGTCGTCAGCGACTGGCAGTAGTAAAGGTCCAGGTCGCCGAGGTTGGGCATGTCGTGCGCGTCGACGGTTTCGAGGTCGTAGTTGTCGCCGGCGTAGCACGAATACAGGTTGGGCATCTGCCACAGTTCCAGCGTGACGAAAGCGCAGTCGTACACACTGAGGTAGTACAGGTTCTGCAGTTCATCCCACGGCAGGTCCGTCAGCGGATTGCCGTCGCAGTACAGCTCCTGAAGGTCGGGCATGTTGAGCCGCCTAATCTCGGTGACCTCGCCGGACCACGGCAGTTGCAGCATGTACCACTCCCGCATGGGTGGTTCGCTGACGACCGGGATGGGTTCCTGGATATACGGCATTACCACGTCCCTCCGACCACGGTGACGATGTCGCCGGGCGTGCCCTTGACCTTCACCTCGGCGAGGTTGACGCGGTTGAACTCGTGCCACTCGCCCGGCACCCAGGGCACGTCGGCCCCCTCATCGCCCTGGAAGATCGCGTCATCTTCGTTGCTGGGCGGGGCGCTGATGGTGAACGACCCGACCACGCGCTCCGCAGCCAGCGGTTGGTAGTCGGCGGTCAGGACGAGCTTTCGCATGATGACGTTGTTCATGATGGCCTCATTTCATGGCTCGATAGGTCAGGGTCAGCACGCTGGTGAACACGCGCTTCTCCAACAGGTGTGCGGGGGCGTAGACCGGGTCGTTGGCGATGCTCACCCACGCTGCGAACGGTGCGGCACTGAGCGGGCGACGGCGCAGGTACTCGGCGATTTGGTCCACCAGCGTGCCCAGCGTCTCGACCTCAGTGTCCATCTCCGGCGTAGCGGGAAGCTTCTTCTGGATGCCCACGTCGACGGCGATGTCGTACTGACTGGCGCTGCGGGTCGATCCGGTGATCTCCACGGCCTTGGGCACCACCGTTACCTTCAGGTCGGTCAGTTCCGACAGCTCGTAGGCCGGCACGACCTTCCGGACCGCCGTAAACGTCTGGTTGAACGTGGCGGGACTTCCGGGGGCGGCGTTGATCTCCGCTGCGACGGCGTCCGCGATGTCAGTGACCAGACTCATTGCATTAACCTGTGATCAAGGCGACCGCTCCGGACGCCGATGCCGTAACGACGGCACCGATGATCAGCCAGATGAGCTTGGACTGGCGCTTGGCGTCCTGCTCCAGCCGATCCAGCCGGACGAGGATGCCCGGGCGAGTGCCGTTGCCGGGCGTGCCGCGAATGGCCTCGTCGAGTCGGTCCAGCTTCTCGTGGAGCGACTCGAACTGCTTCTGACAATGCTCAAACTGGCTGCATTCGGTCACGTTTCTACTCCGGTGTCTTTCGTGTGGATGCGGAAGGTTGTGCGGTACGGGTCGGACCAGCGCCACGCGCCTTCGCCGGCTAGGTCCATCACCTCGTACTTGCGTCCGTCCGCGACGATCACGTCGCTCGCCTGTGGTTCATGCCCGAGTTCATCCGCAAGGATCAGGAAGTCGATCACGTGCGTCCGAATCGTGGCCCCGTAGTCATCAGCGACCTCGTAGTCGGTCTTGCCGAACGTGGCTTGGACTTCCGCGTCGGCCTGACCAGCCCGGCGATACGTCACCGGGCTGGTCATGTGGGCCGTGCGTTGCTGCTCCAGCCAGGTCAGACCGTCACGCAGGAGATCGCGTCCGGGGGCCATGGGATCACTGCTCCAGTCGGACGCGGACGGTGGTGTCGTCATCCCCGACGGCGAGCACCGTCTTGCCGAGGTACTTGTTCGCGCCGGCTTCGTCGTCGGTCTTGGCGACGGACTCGGCCTCGTCCCAGTAGACCTTCGCGCCAGCGGCGATGGCTTCGCCGACGCCGGTCGTCTTGGGTACGTCGAACACGCCGGTGACGGCCAGCGCGCCGAGCGCGCCCGAAGCGATGTCGAGCTTGGTGATGCCGACCAGGTCGCCCTGGACGACCACGTCGCCGGCGCTCACGTCAGCGCCCGGGGTGTAGTCGATGCTGTTGCCGTTCTGAATGAATCGAGCAGTCATAGTCGTTGTCCTTTACAGGTCAGGTGTTGAGATTGGGTCCGGAAGGGACGAAGCTTACGCCTCGCCCTTCATCTTCAAAGCGCCACGGTGATCCTGTTCGCGGACACCGAAATCGATGTAGCCGCGGAACTGGATGCCCAGCGTGTTGAAGTCGGCGTCGGTCTTCTCGACGGTCGGTCGATCCACGCCGTTGAGGAACGCGACCTCAATGGCCGGCAGGCGGTTGGGGTCGGCCAGCAGATACCACGCCTTGCTGGATGCGCCGGTGAACGACACGTTGGACAGGTACACGCTGGAGACCACGTCGAACTTGCCCACGTGCGGGTTCGTCGAGGGCTTGGGCTTGTTCGCGGTCGTGGTCTCGTTGAGCTGCGTGCTCTTCATGAGCATTTCAGCGGCGACCTTGAGCGCGGTGGGAACCAGCAGGATGTTGGCCGGCATCCCCAGCGGCCGGCCGTTGGGCTTGGTCTGCTGGCTGAACTGGATTTCAGCGTCGGTCAGGCCATCGACACTGAGCGCGGTGTCCGCGCCTTCGGCGTAGTTGCCGTGATCGGCGTGGAAGAACGCCTTGCCGTCGACCTGGACGGGGTTGCGCAGCCACAGGCTCCACACCGCATCGGCGATCGATTCGGCCGCACCCATGCCAATCTGGCGCGGGATGTCCGTGAACGCGCCCAGATCATCGTTGATGATCATCTGGCGGGTCAGTGCGAACATGATCCCGTGGGTGTCGGCCTTCTGGCCGAACTTCTGCTCGTCCAGCTTGCCGTGCTTGAGCTCGCCGTCCGCGCTGACCTGCTCGAACTTGAACGCGCCGGTCATGCGGTAGCGGCTGTGCTCCTTGAAGTCGTTGACGCTGGCGATCTTCGCGACCCTGCGCCAGGCATCCTCGATGTAGTTGTAGCCCTCCAGCAGCATCTTGTTGGCGATGTTGCTGAGCACGCCCGGGAGCGTGGTGGTGCTGAACGCGGCTTGCAGCCAGCCGGCCGCGTCGCGCCGGAAGCGCGGCAGTTGCTGACCGTAGGCCAGTTCGCAGAACTCCTGGATGCCCATGCCGCGCAGCTTGTCGGCGGCTTCGAGCACCGGCTCGACGAACATCGCCTCGACCCGCGAGTTGGGCAGGCCGCTGGCCATCATCGCCACG